TTATGACCACGGATAAGTTAAGGCACATTTTAAAAACCGTAACCTGGAGAATGGTAGGTACGATCGACACCATTCTTTTGAGTTGGTTAATCACCGGAAACCTAGAAACAGGAGTTAAAATTGGAGGAGTGGAAGTTATTACGAAGATGGTATTATACTACTTCCACGAACGTCTTTGGTATAAGTATATTCGTCTGGGAAAGAAGCCCTAACGGATAATATTTATAACAAATGGCAAACGCAGTAAATTATTTAGCTCAAATACAAACCGGGCAAACCATCCAAGCAGTTCACGTAAATCAATTCGTGGATGCACTATCAGGTTCGGCAGCATACGACTTAGTAACATCAGGTTCTTATACAATCATCGGTCCTTTATATGCTACTGCATCTTGGGCAACTAATGCCCTTAATGCTAAGACAGCTGATTCTGCTAGTAAGCCTTATATTGCATCAAATGCATCAACTAATACAGAATACACTCTAGTATTTAAAAATTCAACAGGTGTATTAAACGATTATTATCAGTTAGCAGCAGATGGAACAAACGGTCCTTACTATAACCCGTCAACCAATACTTTAACTGTTCCGGTTATTTCAGGTAGTTCTGCTAGAATTACTTCAATTACAGGTTCAGTATTAGGGGATATCAACGGATCATCGTCGTATGCAACTACTGCATCTTACGCCTTAACTTCCTCTTACGCAAGTAACGGAGTAACTAACTTATCTGTTGGTACATTCTACGATACAACAACCCAAACAGTAACAACAGGTGCTTCAGCATCAATTACTTTAAATACTCCTGTAATTAGTGATGGAATTTCAGTAGCATCAAATTCAAGACTAACAGTTACCAGAGCAGGAATCTATAATCTTCAATTCTCAGCCCAAGTACAAACCACAGTAGGAGGTTCTCCAGATGTGCATATTTGGTTAAGGAAAAACGGAACTAACGTAACATACTCTAACACTGGTATTTCAATTCAAAACCAAAACCAAAAATATGTTGGAGCATGGAATTTTGTTGAAAGTTTAAATCCTGGAGATTATCTAGAATTGGTATGGTATGTTAGCGGAGGAGCAAGTGCACAACTAGTTGCAGAAACAGCCGCCCCANNATGGCTAATGCTCAAATCTGGCCCGGTTCCTCATCCTTCTTTCCCGGAGATACTCCATTCGGTTTTTATGACTATGATTACCAGTTTCAAGTAGATGCTGATAAAGTAGCAAACTTCTGTGCAAGAAGATTAGGTTATCCGTTAGTAGATGTTGAATTACAGGCAATCAACTTCTATACAGCATTTGAAGAAGCAGTAACAACTTACGGAAATGAAATTTACGCATTTAAAGTAAGACAGGATTACCTTTCAATGGAAGGAGCTTCTACAGGTTCTAACTTAAATAATGCAGTAATTCAACCAAACTTTGCAGCTATCGTCAGAATGTCTTCTCAATACGGGGAAGAGTCTGGAGTAGGTGGCACAGTTTCTTGGTATACAGGCTCTTTTTATACAACAGCTTCAGTACAGGATTACGATATGAATGCATGGGCGGCATCTTCTGCGTCCTTAGCACCTGGTGATACAATTGAGATCAAGAGGGTATTCTACGAAGCACCACCAGCCATCGTTCGTTACTTTGATCCTTATGCAGGAACAGGAACAGGTATGATGAACTTATTAGATACTTTTGGATGGGGTAACTATTCACCTGCTATCAACTTCCTTCTGATGCCGATTAATTACGACCTTCAGAAGATTCAAGCTATTGAGTTTAACGACCAAATCAGAAAGTCTAACTATTCTTTTGAGTTAGTAAATAACAGATTAAGATTATTCCCAATCCCAACAGTAAACGAAGGAAGAATGTTCTTTGAGTATATTAAAAACTCAGAAAGAAACAATCCAATAATGGCAAACTCGTCAGCATTGGTTTCTAACGTTTCTAATGTTCCTTATGCAAATCCAAACTACTCACAGATTAACTCTATAGGAAGGCAGTGGATCTTCGAATACACCTTATCACTAGTTAAAGAGATGCTTGGGTATGTTAGAGGAAAATACGGAACCTTACCAATCCCAGGAGCAGAAGTTACTCTAAATTCAGCAGATCTAATCACAGCAGCTACTTCAGAAAAGAACTTGCTATTGGATAGATTAAGAGCTTACTTAGAAGAAACTTCAAGAGAGAAACTACTTGAGAGAAGATCATTAGAAGCTGATTATAAACAGAAGGAACTTAACATGGTTCCACAACCAATATTTATAGCGTAACATGGTACAATTAAAAAACCTATTAAAAGAAGTAACCTATTCAATGTACCAATCTTTAGTGTATGTTGAATTCTCAGACGAAACAAACGTTACTGATATTGCTCAGTTAATTAGAGGTTTGAGATACGTTACTGTTGTGAACAACAAAACAGATAAAGAAGATCTAAATCCAAGAGGATTACTTCAATTAAAAGTAGTTACTCTAAAACCAGGAGCAGAGACTTTTGAATTAATTAAAAAAGAAGCATTAGCAACTATCCCTACTTTAAAGAAATTTAAATACAGTACCAAACAATTGCAAAAAATTGAGGAGATCTAATCTTGGCATTATTCGGAAGACAGAGAGACGTTTTATTGATCAATAGTATCAACCGTGAGTTATTACCCGACATTATAACTCAACAGGTAGGGTATTACAAAGTCACTCTAGGAGCTTCACAGACGAATATGTACGGAGAAGCTATCGATAAATTCTTTAGTAAACCGGCTTTATTAAACTGTTTAATAACCAGAGGAGATCAGGCTTGGTCAGCAGCAGATGGTTTCGGACCAGACTTAGGCAGAACAGTTTCTTTTGCATTCTTCTTAGAAGATTTAAAAGACCTTCAGATTCTCCCAGAAGTTGGAGATGTTATATTTTGGTATGAAAATTACTACGAAGTAGATGGGGTAGTTGATAACCAATACTTTGTAGGAAAGATACCGGAATACTCGTATTCTGAAGGGCTGAATCAATTTGGTTCATCAATTAGTATCGTTTGTTCAACTCACCTTGTACCTGCAGACAAACTAGGTATAACTAAAGAAAGAATGTAATGGCAGACAAGATTAGAAAACCGGTACCAAAGAACCAGAGAGAAATTTCTATTTCTCAACAGACTCCGTTTTTGGATAACCCAAACGATGCAGTAGTACCGCTACCAGTATTTGCTAACGAGAATAATCCTGCCACTGCCAAAAACTACCGTGCAGAACAGATCTCAGTAAAAGGAGATACTACCAAAGAGTATACAGTTGGTATTGGTGATATAGACGAGACTATTGCTTATTATTTTAATAACGTAATTAAACCTCAAGTATACCAGAACGGAACTACAATTCCGGTACCAATCGTTTACGGAAATCCTGAAAGATGGAAAGCAGTACAGAAAGACGGCTACTATAGAGATAAAAATGATAAGATCATGTGTCCTATTATTATGTTTAAAAGAACATCTTTAGACAAATCTTACGTAGTTGGAAATAAGTTAGATGCAAATAATCCGAACAACTATGCAGTTGCAGGTAAAACCTACCAAAAAGGCAATGCATATTCAAATTTTGACTTGTTAAACAACAGAAAGCCTGTGACTGCCTACCAGGCAGTGGTTATTCCGGATTATGTTACTTTAAACTATGAATGCGTTATCTGGACTTACTATGTAGAGCAGATGAACTCAATCGTTGAAGGAATTAACTACGCATCAGATTCATACTGGGGAGATCCTAATAGATTCAAATTTAGAGCAAGGATTGATTCTTTTACTGATAACACAACAGTGAATCAAGGAGAAGAGCGTTTAATTAAGACAACTTTCAATATTAAGATGTACGGTTACATTATCCCCGCCGTAATTAACAAGGAATTAGTAGCAACTAAGAAGTTTTTCTCGAAAGGCAGAGTGAATTTTACCACCGAAGCGGTTAGTAATATCAACGACATTCAATAACTTTTTGAAGGTCTATTTACTATTTATATTAGAACTATCTAACAAACTAAAATAAAATGGCAGAAACTTTATTATCACCTGGTGTTTTAGCAAGAGAAAACGATCAGTCGTTCTTGACCGCCCAGCCTATTCAGGCCGGAGCAGCCATCTTAGGACCTACAGTTAAAGGCCCGACAGTACCGACCGTTGTTACCTCTTACTCACAATACCAGAACAAATTTGGAACCTTGGTACAATCAGGTTCAGACTTTTATACCTATTTTACTTCTATCGCAGCTTATAATTACTTCCAGAACGGTGGTGATTCTTTGCTAGTTGGTAGAATTACAAACGGTACCTACACCGCAGCTACATCTTCTACAGTAACTACTGGATCAGGTGGACCTACTACAGGTTTATCTCCTTTCGTATTAGAGACTTTATCAAAAGGAACTATTATGAACACCGGTACTCAAGAGTTGAGCGGTAATGCATTAGCCACAGGTTCTTCGGATAACATCAGATGGGAAATTGTTTCTCCAAATACTTCATCAGGAACTTTCTCTTTGTTGATTAGAAAAGGTGACGATACTGCAAACTCTAAAGTTGTTTTGGAAACATGGACTAACTTATCATTAGATCCTAAAGCTTCTAATTATATTTCAAGAGTAATCGGTGATCAAACTGAAACAATTGCAACAGACGGATCTACTTACTACATCCAAACTTCTGGATCATATAACAATGCATCTGCTTACGTAAGAGTAAAAGCTGTTAACTACCAAACACCAAACTACTTTGATAACACAGGAACTGCTAAGGCTCAATTTACCGGATCTATTCCAACTGCTTGCTCAGGTACATTCAACGGTGCTGCAGGAACTCCTTTTGCAACTGGAAGACAGGCTTTCTTCTACGAATTAGCTGGTTTGACTGCTAACGCAGATTCTCAAGGTGTTACAGGTAGTGACTACACAGTAATGTTAAGCTTGCTTGCTAATGCTGACGAATA